GAAAAGGGTATAGCAACTCAATGTGCAGAAATGCAAGTAGATATGAATGACAACTATATGGTCGTTTTAGCTGCACTTGAAAGAATGTTAGTAAATCCTGCAAAGTCAAAATAGTTACCATATACTTTAAATTTTAAAAAATAACAGTGTCTAAAAAAGCGGAGGAGAAATCCACTAAAATTATCGTACCAACTAACCAAGATGATAACCGAGCAGAGCTAGAACAACTCATACTCCGATGTATTGTAATGAGATTTTCAGAAAAAGAGTCATTGATCTACATCGAAAATAACTACAAAAAAATTGAATCCACTCGATATTATGAAATTAAGAAAACACTCAAAGATAAACTACTAGAGGAAGGATATAGGATAACTTCCAAGAACGGACTCTTTGAGCAGCACATGATGAGAATCCAGACATTAGAAACAATAGAGAAAGAGCAATGGAAAAACTACAAGTCAGAGCCAAAACCATTTTTAAAATCAGCAATCCTTGAGAGAATCCAGAATCTACAGGTGTATCTTTCATCAGCTTATGATTACATCAGAGCTATAATCAAGAACCAGGAGGATCTTCAATTGACTATAGCAAAACACGGAGCTAAAAAAACTTGAGCTAACATGAACTTAATTTCTCAAAAGATTCCATTTCTTCCGTTTACTGATCAGGAAGAAAGACAAAGACAGACTGAAGACGAGTTACCATTACTTCCTACTAATAGAATACAATGGGAATATCATTGCCGACCACTAATCAAAGGTGAGCCAAACAGGCTAAAGTATCTACCAATGTTACTTGATGTAGTAAAAGATCAGCATCCATTCAAGTTTTTACTATGGGGTAGGCAATGGGGTAAAACAACAATCATAGCATCAGACTTGGCATATGCTGCAACTACAAACTATGATTATGATCAAACATACTTTAATTTTAAACTGGACGCATTAAGGACATTTAGTAATAATAAATTTAGACAAGATGTATTTGGAACAGAACCATTATCAAAATACATAAAATCAATAGCATCAAACATTGGTGCTGCAAACAAGATAGAGACACACACACGTTGTATTATAGACATGCTTCTCCCTGGTGCTAAATGGGAAAACTCTCAAGGCAAATCAAATAAGAGAATGGTAATTGATGAAGGGCAGGACCATAATTGGGAGTATTTCCAAAACGCAAGAGAGACACAAGCAGATACAATGGGAGATACTATAATTGCAGGAATTGGTGGATTTGTTGATACTGATTATTACAATTTATGGAAGTCAACTAATCAGATGAGCTTCATCTACAAGAGAGGTGAGAATTATTTGGGATATGAGAACATGTCATGGAGGGCAGATCTAGAATTTGATAGTGATGGACTAGTTTATGGAGATTACATGATTGATGTACAGAATGGCAAGTGGAAACCAGAAGAACCTAAAAACTTTGCAAGACACGGATATTATTTACCACAAACATACAATCCACGAATTCCACTAACTATCCAAGATGCTATTGAGAAATATCATGTATCACCTGAATGGAGTATAGAATACAAACTAAATGATCTCAATTATACTCAAATAGATTTTAGACGAAATGTTCTTGCGGAATTTGTTGAAGGTGAAGTAAAACCAATCACCACAAAGGATATGCTAAATCTCTTTGATGATACATTACATCTAACAAAAGCAGATGATGTTGATCATCATGTAGGAGATATAATAATTGGAATAGATTGGGGAGGTGGTGGCAAGACAATAATTTGGATATGGCAATGCATTGATGAGACGGCACCAATATTCAAATTACTCTGGATTGAAAAAGTGGAAACCAATAATACTAAAGAACAAGAAGAGATCTGTTTTAATTTAATTGATGCATACGAGGCAGACTTTATCTGTATAGATGCAGGTGGAGCTCCTGACAGAGTTCAGGCAATACAGAGTAGATATGGTACACGTTCAGCTAGGGTAACATATCAGGTAAGACCAGAAAAGCCAATACCAAGTAGTGAAGAGATGATGAAACAAGAATCAGAGATGCGTTATGTAATTGATAGGACATTTTCTATAAATAGAATAATTGATTTGATAAAGTATCCACATATTGACGGAGAGTTTACATCAAATAGGATAATTTTGCCTGGTGCAGATTATGAATCCATAAAGTGGGTGATAAAACAATTTGTCGCATTAGAAGGAGAAAAGGCAAATCTCAAATCCACAGGTCAGCAATACATCAAATATACCCACAAAGACTCAGAACCTGATGATGCCCTGCAATCTTGTAACTATGCATTTATTGGATGGGATTTGTGGAAGAGCAGATCTCCTGGACCAATAACATTTACACAGTTTCAAACACCTGATCCGTTTGGAGATTACTAATGGAAAAGCCTATAACTTGTGATTTTAAAGACTGTACAGCTCCTGCAGTGGTGTTAAAATTTAATAGAAACTTTTGTGTAATTCATCAGTATGAGTATTAAATTACTTGTCAGGCAAGGAATTATAGATATGATTTATTTAGGATAATATACAGAGGTATATTGCTTATCTTGCGTAGTCTAAGTGTTGGGAATGTATTAAGGATTAATTCCTTTAACTACATTTAGATAAAAATAAGCATATCAGCAAACCTACGTGGTATGCAGGTTTACTGATAGTCGAGGATTGTACAGATCCCCGACATTTTTTAATTATTATTTTACAATATATGTAAATCGTTTTTCTTATTAAGATTAAAATTAATACAAAGTATGGCTGAAAAAAAGAAAAAGAAAAAATGTACGTGTGAATTGAAAGAATCGGATATAATGAAACAGTATAGCTAAATAATTCTCTTAAGGCATATCACAATTGAACCATCATGACAGCAGGCGATATTGTAACATTAAGAAAACCAATTACATTTGATAAAGATACTGATGATGGTACTACACTAGTTGTAGAAGCTGCTGCAGTAATGACTGATACAGATGTGGATATTCTTACTACTCAAATTATTACTGGTAGAAAAACAAAAGAAGGACTAACAGAAGCAACTATTGTAATTGTTGGAAGACTGTTAACTTAGTAAAATAATTCTCTTATAATCTCCGACTCAAATCGACTCATTGGATGCAGAGTTACAAGAACAAATTTTAGAATTACTAGATGAAGATAAATCAGCAAATGATATTGTAAAGATTCTCAAGGATGAAGGAACAAAGATCTCAAAGGCTACAGTAAACAGAACCAGAAGACTAACCAAAGTATTAGGTGATGATAAGAAACTATCACCAGAAGAACGTGAAGTATATCTCTCATACATGAAAAAGAGTATAGAGAAAAATGAGAAGAGACAAAAAATTTGGCATACAATATTTCATCCAATCACTAGAACTGCAGTAGATGGACCATTTGATCCAAACATGCCAGAAATATCAGAGAATGGACACCAATCATTTTTGAATAGTTACATTCCAAAGAATAGTTTTGAGGCGATAGACGTTGATGTAAATGATAAGGGAAAGATACAGTCTGAACCTGTTCCATTCACTGCCAAGAAAAATGGAGTAAACACAATACCTAAATTTTTCTGGAATCCATATACAGCACTAGATCTTATTGTGTTTCAAGACGTTTACACTCATACTATTTGTGGAACTATAGTGGATGTCCTGGTTGCCTTTACTGTTGGAATGGGAATTCATCCAGTTCTGAAATTAATTAATAAGGATATTCCAGATAATGAGATCAAGGACAAAGATATTAAAAGAAAAGACTCTATGGGTAATGGAAAAACAGAAAAGAGAAAAGAGACAAACCAAGAGGCACTAGAAAGAATCCTAGATGAGAACAAGTCACTACTAGATCCATTAATAGCAATAGACGAATCATTTGGAAAACAAAGCGATGATCAGGAAGACGGAATATCTGAGGATTGGAATACAAAGGTAGAAGCTCTAGTTAGAAATCACTGGATCTTTGGTCGAGATCTAATGACAATGGAAACAGATGAAGATAATATCTTTGAATGGGATGGTGAAAAATTTCCAGAAATTAGAATGGTTGCAAAGGTACAACACCCAAGAGATATCAATTTCATAGAGATTAATCAAAATAATTTCAATATTGTCAGAGTATCATTAATGTTCTCATCTTCTATGCTGGAAAGATCAGACATGATTTATCTAGCACATATGGAAAACTCTCCAATATACAATGGAAAGGGATATGGCTATTCACTAGAACAGCGAATGTTAGGTAATGGTAGATCTCTACGAAAACTAATTGACAGAGATTTCCCAAATGTAGCATCAATAGGATATGCACCATTTACTATAGTAGCAACAAAACGAGATGAAAAGGGAACCAATAGCGAGGCATCACAAGGTCAGACATTCATCAATACTATGGTTGCAGGACAGCCAAACCATACAGCACTAAAAGATCCAAAAAATGATTTGGTAGTACACCATATCGATACTAAACCTGATATTCCAGGAATGATTGATATGGCAAACTATCACGCAGAAGCTGCAGCTAAAACAGTCCAAGTACCAACTTCACTAGTTGCAAAAGAAAAAGATCCTAATCGTGATACGTTACTAGGAATATTAAGAATATTTGCAGAGACTGAGATTCCAAGAAAAAGAATGCCAATAACCAGAGCATTTACACATCAGCATTATATGGTTAATTTTAAAGAAATTTACAAGAATAAACCAAAGATTACAGAAAAGTTCAGAGTAGAGGCAGAGTTTACAGATGTTAAGATAGATTCATGGGCTGATATTGTCGGTGCATTCTTGGAGCTAAGCAAGATATTCAGATTTACAGCAGATGCAGCAGGTGAAATATTAGGAATTGAAAACTTGGAGGGAAAGATTGACACTGAAAAAGAACCTCTAGGTGAATCAACTATGATGCAGGATGCAGATGGAAATAAACTAACTATGACTAAGGGACCACCAAAGCCAAAGAAATCCACATAATTCTCTTATACAAATTTTAAATTAAGTTAATAATGGGAAATGGTTCAGGTAATAAAAATAGTTCTCAAGAGACTGTCACAATTTCTCCAGAAGCTGCTAAAAAAATTGAAGATCTTCAAGAAAAACTTGCAGCCAAAGAACAAGAAATCCAAACCGTCAAAGAAAAAACTATAGATGTAATTAAGAAAATTAAAGCAGAATCTAAATCAGAATCTGAAATTCAAACTAATCTTCCTGCACATATTATAAAACAAAATACGTTTAAAGAAAATTTCCATAATGGTTATGCTGATGGAACAGTAGAGAAAGCAAGAAAAGAACTAAGAAAAACTCAAAGAAAAGCATCAGTAGCAAAGTAAATACTTCTAAAAATATAGTTTTATCCAATTTTATTAAATGTCTAACTGTAGACTACAAGCGTTATACTTTGCTACAACTGAATTTGAGGTATTAGACGAGTTTGAGGGGGAACAAGGAACATTTATCAAATCTTTTCTAATTAACAACAAGCTAAACCTCAATGATTGGGAAGTAACTGAGGAAGCTAATCGGTTAGATGGTCCAGATTTTAAGGGAATGCC